GTATGAAGTAGATGCTTTGGCTGAAGACAGAATATTTGTTGAAGACCCAACAAAAGTATCTGACCAACCAGGAATTAAAGTTGGAAGATATATTCAAACTTCAAATAGATTTATGAGTGAATATACATCAGAAGGATTCAAGAAAATGACTTTTGGTGGTGGAACAAATACAGCCCAAGACGCTCTTGACCAATTCACAACTTTAGGAACAACATTAGATTTACAAAGATATTCAAATAATTTCTCATTAGGTTCAACACTAACCCCTAACTCAACATTATTTATTCAATATAGAGTTGGTGGTGGTTTAGCGACAAACTTGGGAACAAACGTTATTAATCAAATTGGTACCGTTTCACTATATGTTAATGGTCCTTCAGAATTAACAAACTCATCAGTAGTTAATTCATTAAGAGCTAATAACGTAACTGCTGCTGTTGGTGGGGCAGGAGTTCCTTCATTAGAAGAAATTAGAAACTATGTTTCATTCAACTTCTCAGCACAAAAAAGAGCGGTAACGGTTCAGGATTATGAGTCAATCATAAGAAACATGCCATCTGAGTTTGGTGCACCTGCAAAAGTATCTGTAACAGAAAATGATAATAAGATATTAATTCAATTATTATCTTATGATACTTCAGGTAAACTTACAAGTATTGTTTCAAATACTTTAAGACAAAACGTTGCCAACTATTTGTCTAACTATAGAATGATGAACGATTACATTTCAATATTAACTGCTGAAGTTATTGACCTAAGTGTTGAAGTTTCTATTGTTTTAGACTCAGCTCAAAATTCAGGACAAATCATTACAAATGTGATTGATAAAGTATCAACTTATTTTGACCCACAAGTAAGACAACTTGGTCAAAACGTATATCTATCAGAGTTGAGTAGTATTATTCAAAACCAAAATGGCGTTTTAACTGTTGCAGGATTAAGTATCTATAATCAAGTTGGTGGACAATATTCATCAGCAGAAACTTCTATGGAATATTCTGACCCTGAAACAAAACAAATTGCACCTGTTGATGACACAATTTTCGCACAACCATCTCAGGTGTATCAAATCAGATATCCAAACAAAGATATTAAAGTTTCGGTTAAGAATTTCCAATCAGTAACATTCTCTTAACACATTTATTTATTATTCATTTGACTTATACTTTAATTGTGTATGTGTGCACCTTTAAAAATAACACATAAACTATTTATAAGAAAAGGTATTGATGGGTCAATCTTACAGAATAAGAACTGAACTTGGTGTTAATAAAGCAATTAATGTAGACTTAGAACAAGACTTTGAATTCTTGGAGATTTTATCTTTGAAAATTCAACAGGCTGACATCTACACAAGAAATTGTGCAAATTATGGAGTTTTGGTTGGAAGAGTAACTGCGAACAATGGGTTGGGTATTCCAAACGCTAGAGTTTCCGTGTTTATTCCAATTGATAGTGTTGATGAATCTAACCCAATCATTTCATCAATCTACCCTTACAAATCGCCAACAGACAAGAACGAGGACGGATATAGATATAATCTGTTACCATACGAAAAATCATATTCAACACACGCTGCTACAGGTACATTACCATCAAGAGCGGATTCTTTGACAGGTTCTACAGCTGTAGAACTATATGACAAGTATTATAAATTCACGGCAAAAACAAATGACAGTGGTGATTACATGATTATGGGTGCTCCATTAGGGACTCAAACAATTGTCATGGATGTTGACTTATCGGATATCGGAGAGTTTTCTTTAACGCCTCAAGACTTAATAAGAATGGGGTTAGCAACTGAAGCACAAGTGGCGGGAGGTAGATTTAGAACATCAAGTGATTTAAATTCGTTACCTCAAATTGTAAACCTTGTGAAAATCGTTGAAATTTCTCCATTATGGGGAGACCCTGATTTATGTCAAATTGCGGTTAACCGACTTGATTTTGACTTAAGGGATGATGCAAATATTAATATTGAACCAACATCTGTTTTTATGGGTTCAATTTTTTCATCTGCGGACAATTTTAGACTGAAAAGAGACTGTAAACCAAGAGATAACATGGGTAATCTATGTGGACTTACCACATCGCCAGGTCAAATATTGGCAATCAGACAAACAATACAACAAGATTCAGATGGTAATCCAATATTGGAACAATATCAATTAGAACAAGCGGGGAACATTATTGATGGAAGCGGAACATGGTTAACAGAAGTACCAATGAATTTGGATTATTATGTAACTAACGAGTTTGGTGAAAAAACATTATCTAATGACCCAGCAGTTGGTATACCAACAAAGGCAAAATATAGATTCAAAGTTAAATGGCAACAAGCCGCAAGTTTAACAGAACAAACTAGAAGGGCTAATTTTCTCGTTCCAAATGTCAGAGAATATGGTTGGGTAGGTTCAGGTGATGACCCAAATACTAATTCAGTTGATGTAAGACGAAAAAATATACTGGCTAGTTCATATTATTTTGGATTAGATTGGAACGGATATGTGCCAAGTGGTAGTACAGGTTTCACAAGTGTTGAAAGAATTCAAAAACTAAATGAAATAATTGATTGTCAGGATACTTTTTATGAATTTAAATTCAATAGGGTTTATACTGTATCTAATTTAATTGACGAATACAAAAAAGGGATAGGGAGAGGAAGATTTCTTGGAATAAAAGAAATTGATGATAATTCCTGCGAAACTACTGTCAACAAATTCCCAACAAATGATGGGTTTAAGAATTTCAATCTTTTGTTTTTTATATTTTCAATTTTAATGCAAATATTACAAACAATATCAATCCCTTTATTGATAGTGATACATGTTGTTGCTTTTATTTGGAATTTGTTAGTTAAATTTAAACCTTGGGTTACAGCACTATTAGGAGTTTTTATAGGTTACTATTTATATACTAGTATTAAAGCGTTTCTTAAAGCTGGAACGTATACTAAACAAGCAACAAACTTCGGTAAACAAGCGATAGCAGCGTTTTCAGTTGCAACTGCTTATGCCGCTTCAATTGTTCTTTCACCACTTGCACCAGCCTTTTACTCATTATCAGCAACTTTTGGACAGGCAGCCTTTGAGGCTGGTCTTCTAGCAAAATTTTATTACGGTGAGGCGACTAAAAACTTTGCAACCATGCTTCTTATATCTGGACTTTTAGTTGCTTTTGAAGTTATTTTTAGATTAGTTAAAGGACAACCTATAAAAGGATTCACATTACCAGTATTAACTTATCCTGATTGTGTATCTTGTGATTGCGGAACATCTGAGGTTGATGCAGAAAATTCAAGTTCTACATTGAGTACCTTAGCTAGTCAATTTTCAAACCCCACTTTATATTTTAATAATTTAGAGATTCCTGTTAAAGGACTTGGATTTGTAGACTCTGATATACAGACGGTACAATACTCGTTTGCAACGACTATTGGAGGTAATAATAATACAGAAAATGACAATCAAGTTTATAAAACAATGGAGGCCGAACCATCAACATTACTAAATGGTAATGAGTTTTTCTCCTATTCAAACTACATACCATTTGGTGAAAGAATTAATAATTTTAATTTAAGACAAAAATATTTTAGCGGGCTTAATCGTATTAGTGTTTCATTTGATTTAAATGCGTCAAAACATTATGATAATACTTTAATATTAATATATGACGCCCCTTTAGATTCTGGAACCCTTTTAACGTTCGTTAATCCATTAATAACTAAAGATGTAAATGCCACATATACGGGTAATACTGGTGGTTATGTTAGAGGAATTAGTGGAACATCGTTAAATTCTGGTGTATCAACGTATAATGTAGAGTATTGTGACCCAAACAATCAGTTAAATAATTTATCAGTAAGTTATCTTTTAAGTACTGGGTCAACCCTAACAAATTACAAATACCCTTCAGATGTTGAATATTTTCAAGTTTTGACAGGACTTACTGTTGCACAGGCATCAACAATATGGGATACAACTACTAGTGGACTTTTACCAAATGTAATGAATTCTGGAACAGTTGTGATTTATAATCAAAAAAGTACAGGAGGATTCACAACAACTAATAATACACCTGAATATAAAATTTCGGATTTATTTGAATCATTTTCAGAAAAATATATATTAATTTTACAAAGAGGAGTTGACCCATACTCACCAATTTATACCAACAAATATGGTTTAGGTAAACTGTTTGGTTTCTCAAATGAGGATTCATTAACTATTACTGCAAATACAAGGTTAAATATTCCAATACAAAAACTGCCAAACAGTGCAATTTCAGTACAAAGTTTTAGTTCACAAAATAATATTTTTTATCCTTCACATTTTTTCAAGGGAGGAATAGATGGTTCAAGTATACCTGGTCAATCATGGTCAGCTTTTACAACAAGTGTTGTTGGATATTATGGTAGTTATGATGCAATAAATAAACCACCATTTACTGAAGTTTCAAATGTTAATGGTGTAAATTGTATGGTTACATCAACAGGAAATGATTCATGGACAAGTGGTCAAAATGAGCCTGCAAAGTATGAGACATCTGAAGATTTGTCTGGAGGAGCTTATTATTATGTTGATGGAGGAGCAAATACCCCTGAAAGTACGAAAATAACATATTTTAGTAACGTACTTCTTCCAACACTTACCGCAAATCCAATGAGTATTAGTTCTAAAATAAATAATGTTATGAGGACAGACAGACTTCCATCTTCTGATGTTTTAGACGGATTTAGTTGGACATATAATCCTGCAATATTACAACAAAATTTGGGATTTGGTGTTTATGTTATAGATGATGATGGTATTAGTATACGGGCAACAAGTTATTCGGCAGGTGCCACAATTGCAACCCAAGATATTGAAGACCAATATGCATCTCAAAATGTATTTGATTCATTAAATACGTGTAAGGATGTTGTTAGTTTAGGATGTTATGAAGGTATTGGAACTGATTTTAAAGTTAATACAACTTGTGCTAATAAAGACGCGGTTATTAATGGGTGTTATCAATTTTTGAAAAGACCTTTATTAGATATTAATAAAGATATTAATAATTTTAATGAGTGGGCATTTAGATGGAGATTTTTTTACGCATTGTGTCAAGGAGTGTTATCACAATCCTTTGTTAATAACTGGATAAACGGGGGTCTTTATATGTATCCAATCCAAGTTGATACATATTTTGATAAACAAAATAAACCAGAGGCTCCTTTGTTTTGTAAAGACTTAATTTATTTTGATAAAAATACTAATAATTTTTATTATAGAAGTAGTCCTTATAATGAATTTACAAATAAGTTTGTTGGTAAACTAGCTGACCAAACAGGGCACATTAATAAATTAAATTTATTATCGCCAACAACAATTATGAATTTAGGATTCAAAGATAGTTTTTATAATGAAGTTATTTTAGGTCAAGGAGATACTGCTGCATATGTGATGCAACAACTTAATTCAACTTCATATTCTGACCCATCAGATTTGATAAATTTATTTGTAATTTCAAGAATAACTGATGAAAGTTTTTGGAAACGAATGCTTGGCGAAATAACTAAAAGCACTGATAATGGAATAAACCAATTATTCAGTAGACCTCAATTAAGAATAGATGCTGATTTGGCTCAATTAATTTCAATAAATTCAGAATTTGGTGTTACTAAATTTTCACCACAATATTATCAATTTATTAGTGGTCAAACAGGCCCCGTTGAAGTTGCAGGAACTGCGTCAAAACCTGTTATTGAAGTTTGGTTTTCCTCTACAACCCAAGACTTACAATCTAAAGATTTTTTAACACCAGGAAGAATTGACTTCAGACCTGAAAATAATGCTGGATATTACCCATATCCGTATGGTATTAAATCACAAATTGTTCCTTTTTATCAGTGGGAAATAAAAACAAGAAATCCAATTTTTGGTACAGAACTAAATAATTGGGCAACAGATTATGTTGATATTGTACAGGGTAAATCATATCAATCATTAGATAGATTGACTAATTACTTTCAAAGTACCTCGGCACCAGTTTCTAATTCAGGTAATAGTAATGATACTTACAGGAGAGGTTATATTTTTAGTGTAAACTCTAATGGAGATTATTCAGAGACAGGGGCGGCATCTTCACGTTTTATTGTAGGTGCTCCATTCCATTTCTATTTTGGGGTTATAAAAGGAGAAAGTGCCCTTGATAAATTCAAAACAAAATACTCAGTAAGTGAATAAGTATACAATTATACCGAGTAATTTTTTATATAAGTCAGCGTCTTTTGTTGATGAAAAAATTTCTATTTCTTTGGACCAAACAAGTCAAGAAATAACTGAATATGATAGGAGTCAAACTTTGAGTCTGGCTCAAGTTTATGACGATGAAAGACAAGCCACGGATGTTTATAGACCAACATTTAAACTAACATATCTTTACGATAACACTTATTCAGGAACAACAGATTACTTACCATTCCAATATAATTTATATTATGTTAATTCAATAAGTTCAATGACAAGTTCAATATGGAGAGGGTTTCCGCAATATTATGAATTTGATATTTTAAGACCTCCTGTTGATGACCAACATATTAATTATAAATCTAAAAGTGCGTACACATATAATTGGAATTTCTACCTAACATATGCTCACAATAACAATTACGAGAAAAAATTAACATATTATTCTGAAACAGGTAATAATATCAATTGGGTTGCAAAAGATGGTATTCCGTTTACGATAACAAATTCTACAAATAATGGAAGTGGTGTTATAAGATTTGAATGTATAGCACCCCATGGACTCACTGAAGGAGAATATGTTGAATTATCTTTAAGTTATAGAAACTCAAATATCTTCCAAGTATATAGATTGGGTAATGGTAATTTCGGTAGTGAGGAATATATTTTTAATGTTATGAATATAGGATACACTGGTAGTACCTTTAATAATGGTGTGACTGGAACATTCAAAAGAGTTATCAACCCTGACAACATGGAAACTAAATCAAAATATTATGTGAGAGAAAATAAAGTTCTTACAAACGTTGATGATTTAATTGTTACAAAAGCGGCATTTGAAAAAAATGTTTTCAACGAAGATAGAAAATTTGAATACAGTTCAATAACTCCTAACAAGGTTTCAAGAATTTCACAAAAAACAAGTAGTAATGCTTATGACATAACATCGGCATATGACTTAGATTTTAGTAACCTTAAAGACAATCAAAAAAGACCTATAAGTGAAATATTTTTAACAGCAATATTTAAAGGGTATTCAGGATATTTCAATCAACCAAATAATAATATTGGACTTAAACAAGGATGGGAATTTAATATTACCAAATCTGCAAACACATGGTGGGACTTGAACAATACAAATTCAAATACAACTATTCCTGTCTCAGGATATACAAAGACAAGTGGTGTGACTAAAACTTTTTATTATAATCTTAATTTAAAAGTTGATGATGTTATTGATGGTGATTTTTGTGAGTGGAATGATTACGAACAGGCTGAAAGAGTTGTCTCAAATTATTATCAAAAGATAAAATATAATCAAAACATATTTCAAACAACAAACAACTACAGTACAAATACACCAGGATTTTATTATAAATCCCATAACCCAATGACAATTAGAGTTTTCTCTGATTATGTTGAGACGGGTGATGTTTCATTTGTAGAACAAGTGCCAAGTTGGTCTTTCTTTTCATCGTCAGACCAACAATTTAGATGGAGAGACTTATACACTTATGGATTCATAGATAATTTAGGTAGAGGTGTTGATTATCCATATTTAAATAAATCTCAGTATCCATTTGCCGATATAGTTTTTCGTTTAATCCCTGAAGGAACAAATCAAAATTTACGTATTCAAGGGATAAACGGAGAGATAAAACCATTAATTGATAGGTGTGAATAATTTTGTAATTAAACAAGAAATCGTTCCAAATGCGAAACAAATTAATATACCAGTACAACTTACTTGGGATTATCTTGGTTTGGATATGGCAATTGACGAATATGAGGCAGCGGTAATAAGTGAAGTCATTGGTATTGGACGTGACTTTGAGGTTTCAAGATTCTCACATGCACCAGCAACAGGAACAACTGATTCAACACAAGTTAATTATGAATTTTATTTTTATTCTGGAGGTTCTTTAGACGATATTGCAAATTGGAGAATAAACTATATTTCCGAAGGATTCACACCTCAAGAGATATATTACTATTCAAATAATTTTTCCAATTCATTCTTCAAGTTAGATTTGTATGATAGTCCCGATGACAAAAGACAGAAGAACTATATAACAATTATTATTCCAACACAACAAGGATTGACAATGGACACTCAAATGCAAAGAACTCAAGTGTCTATCAAAAAACCAAAGTTTGTATTGGACTTTATTGGAGACAAAGAAGGGTTTTTTATTTATTGGTTAAAGAGTCTTGAGTTTTTGGCGATAGATACATTTTATATGTCAGCAAAATTCTTTAATGCTAAAACAGGTCAGTTCACAAAGATGATGACAGGTAATGGTACTGACCCATTAGATTTCACGAACGGTCCACAATCGGACATTCCAGGTATTGGACAAGCCAAGTATAACTTTGATAACATGGAGTACTTCTATTATACTGTTAAGTTAGATTATCCAACACAGACATATCAGATTTTTAATACAAGAAATCAAAGATTAGGGACAAACATACCCATAAAATGGTTTGAATACGTAAACCCACCACAATAATGAGTCAAGATTACTATAAGATAATTGTATCGCCTGAAAACATAATTAGTGATTTATCAGTCGTTGATTATAGTGGAACACCTGTAGGGGTTTATTCTGCAATGACCCAAGTGGTTAGTTCAGGACCTGGAGGTTCATCGTTAATGACCCAATTGTCTTTCCCAATCTTATTAAGACAAACTGCGGTTGATACGGGATATTATACTCAATTTGATGGAGCTATTTTACAAAAAGATGTTGTCGCTAATTTTTTATTTTCAGCAACGACTGGTAGTCCATATACATATTATGTTTATAATACTTCAAATGAATTTCAAAAGTTTTTAGAATTATCAAAATATACGATTGATTGGGGAGATGGTTCATCTAAACAAATCATTACAAGTTATGCGCCCAATTCAATAGTTCACACATATCCTGTAGCTAATGTTCAATACACAATAACTATGGAACAAGTAAATCCTTGGGGTGTTACAAGAGTTTCAAAAACTATAACAACACCTTATGAGAACGTGATTGATTACAATCCACAAGGAGAGGCGTTTTTCGCACCTTCTCAGGGTAATTGGGTTGGAACACCAATTTCTTACAATTATATCTTCTCGGGTGATGCGGTTAACGAAGTGGTACCACAAGAATCATTCAATTATGTTTCCGTTCCTTTTGTTGTTTCAGGATTAACTAAATCAAGAATTACTGAACTTGCTTTATACGGAACACCACAATATCAAGTTGGTGTACCAGTCATTAGTAACGGACAAATATGGGGAGCGATTTCGGATATAAATCCTGTTTATACTGCCTATACAATTAATGGAACAGATTACTATGATTATGTAGACGGGACTAGCATTTATTTCCAAGAATCATCAGGACTTACTGAATATAACTTAACAGCGGTTCCAATAACCAAAGATGAAGTTTTATTAAAAGTTATTAGTCAACCAGAAATACAAACAAATGTATTTGTGGAGAGAGGAAAAAACAGTGCGTATGAGAGAGTACAAAGACTTGGAGAAGTAGATAACCTCGGAGATTTAATCAACTATGGATATGGATTTTTTAATGTGGTTGATAAAAAAATGAGCTAATGAAAAAAATAACTAAACTATTTATAAAAAAATAAAAACAAATGGCAATAGGTTCATACGGTACAATAAGACCATCAGATGTTTCACCACAAGATGTTGAAATAATCATGAATTATACGGCAACTAGAGACGTTACCGATTCTTTTGTATTGACTAAATTAGATGCCCAAACAATATTAAGACCTTATTTCAATAATAGCGAAACAGGGGGTAACGCAGGTGTTGAAGTTTTGGGTGGATTATATAACTTAACATTACCTGCAAACCAATTTAACGCCTTAGGAATATACACCCTTTATTTGAGACCTGTTCAAATTAGAACAACTATTACTGATTGTGGTGTCTTAAGTGCTTTACCAAACGTTAAAGGGATTGTTATAAATCTTGCTAATGTGCCAACACAATACATTAACAAATTTGTTTCCCAAGGGTTGGTCGGATTCAGAATAGAATATTTAAATCCTGACGGTTCTAAAATTCCTAACTTCTTTAGAGTTGTAACTTCATGTTTCTTCTGTGAGCCTGTTGTAACTAATGAAGTTAATACTACTCAAAAAGCTATAAGATACAGATATGTTGATGGGAATTCAAACTTATTGTTCTTAACTCTATCACCATCGTCATCACCAACGAACAAACCAAACGCAACACCTTTTATAGGACAACCTGACCAAGATATTATAATCACAAATACTTTCTTCAATCCTGTTACTATTGAAATTGAAATGGTTGAGTACGAT